AATAATTTTTATCGGTGTTTCTATTCTAACTGTCTGATAACCACCAGACTGTGACGCTAGTAACGCTTCTACTTCTTTTTTGTTTAGAGGCTTGTCCTCTGGTTTAAAAGTACCATCTCCACGCTTCTTTGCAGTAGCGATGCCATAGGTAGACAAAGTTCCCGTGAAAACGCTTGCGATGAAAGTCGGATCAATCTTGTTTTGAACCCAACCTGGGATAGTTATATAGTTAAGAGTAAGAATAAATCCACTCCAAACTAAAACACCTAATCGAACAAAATTACTAATGATAGCAAGCTGTTCTTCTTTATCATCTATACCTTCTTTTAATTTTTGAAAAGGATTCTTTTTCTCTTGTTCTGCCATAGAAGCGTAGTATCTTGTCTAATACTAGCATTTTAGCTATGTTTGGAAAGTAACACATTTGTATATGAAAATTACTAAGTTTTTAAACATTGATATAGAACCAGCACCTCCAGAGTTGGAATTAGAAGTTGAAATGCAATGTAGGGAACTTATGAAGTCAAATGACTTAGATGGACTAAAAAGATATTGCACACACCTTGTAAGAAAAAAGTTTGATCAAGATATATTTATGGCTTCATTGCTTAACAGATTGATTGAGTTAGAAGCTAATCGTGTTGTAGTAGAAATGAGAAAACGTAAACAAACTAATCCTATTAAGAAGTTTTTTCGTATTCGTTAAGTTCCTCATCAGTAAAATCACGAATTAATAATTTATCAATTTTGTCAATTTCATAATTAAATTTTAAAACAGCAGTTCTTATGTGTTCTGTTACCCAATTTCCTTTAGAAATTACTTGTGCTTTACCTCTTTCATTTATAAATATGTAATGATCCTGTCCTTTCATTTGAATATCTAAAAAATTTTTCTCTAAATTTTTACGTCTTATTTCTTTAAGTTTGCGTAATTTAAGAATAGATTGTCTAACTGGTTTCATTTTTTATAATCCGAAGGAGGAGGTGTAACCCAATGACGTCTGCCATTGATAATTTTAAAATGGATATTCAATAAAGGATCTTTTACTAAATATTTATTAGATTTTTTCATAAAAAGAATGAGGACTTACATCGTAAAATCTCACAAAAACAAATGCCTCGATTTTAAAACGGTATCTCTTCAGTTGTTGGTGTAATTTCTATTTTCTGTGGATTAATGTTACCAAATACTCCGTACTGTCCATCCATCGCTTTAGAGAAGATTTGTACACATTTAGTTTTAACTTTCTCTTTTTTGCTGAAATCGTAGACTTCTCCATCTTTGGCTTTTGTATTTACTAGGTTTTGTAAATGATCTATTAAATGGGTAACAGAGTCAACAGGAATTGTTAAACTCAAGACTTGTTGACCTTCATTAAAACGGTCATCGCCAATATTCCATTTAATTGGAAGAGGTAGTGCTGGATTAAATTCCATAATTAATTAAAAAATTGAGCTAATAAAGTGTTAAAGAATGAATTAAAAGAAACTTTGTTTTGTTTACAATGATCTTTTATTTTTAAAGCAAGGGTGTCATTTGTTCTGACACTAAAGATGTTTTTGTTCCAATCTTTTTTACGTTGCTGTTTGCGGAGAAGAAGTTCATTCAATACTTGTTCTCTCGCAGTGTTGGCAGTTTCATCTGGTGTCATAAGCTCTCATCTATCTTAGAGATTTCAAGAGCTAAAAACTGCCCATGTATGACAGTAGTAATATGTCTGGTAATCTTTGTATCTTTGATACCAAACTTACTTCTGAAAGATTCGACCACATCTTTCATCTTTAGTGGATTACTTTGATGAAGTGCCTGTAACTTTTCAAGGATTACTTCTTTTGCTTCCTTAGTAATAGGATCAGGAAGTTTCTCTAAGACAGATGTAGGCTCTAGTTTTTGATTAGGTTTTGTAGGAGTTTTAGCTACACCAACTTTTGGTGGTGGTGTTTTCGTTAATGAATTACCATCATCATCATCATTAGCTAATCCATAGACAGAGAGAAGTCCATATCTACGAGCATAAGTTTGTGCTGAACCAGCTTCTTGATGTGCATTTTTTACGTTACTAGGAATCTTTGGAACAGGAAACTTACTGACTAAAGGTTCATCACCAGAAACGTGCATCAATTTTGTAATGACTATTGTGATAACTTCTCCTTCTGGAGTAATTACATAATCATTCAGTTGTGAATGACAAAGACCAAACTCTGTAGCTGGTTGAACAGCTAACAATGCTTGAGCCAATGTCGTGTATTTGCTTTTATAAAATGGATTACTACCATCTAAACCAGCAGCATGATGCTTTTGCTGGAAAGCGTTAAGTGCTTCAACTAATGTCGAAGGCTGTTTGGTTGCCATGAATAATTGTTTACTTGATATTTATATTACACATATATCATGTTTACTGCAAGGCAGCTTGTAATAATGTATTGAATTGTTCTGGAGTTAACACCATTCGCCATTGTCCTCCACGGAATCTAACCATGCTTGCAACAAAGTCTACACCTGCATTTTTTCTTTGTGTCTCTACCTCTCTTGGCTTAACAAGACAGGCTTGTGATTTATCTTTCCAATCGGCCACCTGTATTACGCAGTTTGGTACACCATGAATATCCCCAACATCACCAGGGATTCCTGCTGCTAAGTTTCGTTTGCATTCAAAACCAGTAACTTCTGTTAAAAGTTCTGCTGCTTCTCTTTCAGCTTTATCTCCTTTACGTTTTTGTGGGTTACTCATTTACAAGATCATTAGGTTCTACTTCTTTTTGCAGAAGATCAACAAGATAAGCTGTTTGTTCATGCAATTCATCTATCTTTTCATCAATATCTGATACAGAATATAGTCCTGCATCAAACTGTTTCATTTGATCTAAATAAGCACTTCCATACTTGTTTATCTGATGATAAAGAACACCATGCAAATCTTGTAAACTTTTCTCTGCTTCATATAAAACATCATGTAATTTTTTACATTCAGAATAAGGATCTACTTCTTGTGTATTCCGTTCTTGTTCCCATACTGGAGTAGTAGTTTTGGGTTGTTCGTAACTTGTATTTGTTGATGTTTGATATGTAGGTTCTGCATGAGAAACTGTTTCAACATTACTATCTGATTTTAATTCTGGTTGTTTTTGTAGTGAATTTATTTTGGCTCTATATGAATAAAAAGCATTATTTACTTGATGATAAGTAGGCACTTTATTGCTTCCAGCCTCAGAACAAGCAGTTTTCCAAATTTCAACAGCTTCGCTAGGATTTTTTAAATAACTTATAAATGGTTTTACCTGAGATTTATTAGTTGGTAAAATTTGACAATTATCAGATTGCTGTAATATTTCGCAACGAAACTCATAAAAACCTCGCAAATCTCTTGCTGAATCTTGAGTTATTGGGGATGAACTTCCAGTTAATTTACTTGATTCTTCTTTCAAGTAATCAGGCCAAGAACGACCACCTTCTATTCCTCGATAAAGTTTATGTCTTTTTATTTTTAAAAGAGCAGCACCAATAGCCAAATCTCTTTCCATTTTTCCTTGAAAAGAGGTTTTAATTACTGTTTCAGTTTCAATAAGTTCTTTTTGCTCTTGTTCTGTCATAGGAGACTCTTCAAGAATCTCCGTTTGACCAACAATCTCAGGAATTATTGCACTACTCATTGTTGTTACCTGTTTCTGGGCTAATTGCATCAGCAAGTTTTAAAAACTTTTGTTGTGCTACAGGTAATGATGGTAAATGTTCAAAATCACTATTTTTTGCGTGTTTTGCAAGTGTAATAATCTTTTCTAACCTTGATTCCATCTGGTTATACCATTTAGCTATTTCTTTATCAGTAGCAGCAGCACTTAATAAAGTTACTGTCATGTTTAAACTGTCAGGTCTTAACACCAGGTTATAAGCAGTATTTAAATATTTAGCTGCTTTTTTTAGATTTGATAAAACTGAATTATCAGTAATTGTTTTCTTACCTAAAGATTCTAGGTAATTATTAACTGAATCAACGATAACAGCGATAGGAATAGGTTTATTTTGATTCAAACCATGTTTTTCAGCACCTCTTAAAGCCATTATTGGAGAAGTAAAAAAAACACCATTCCAAACAAAATATTCCCAACTAGGATCTTTTAACATTCGATCAGAAAGTGCGTGTTGGTTCTGATCCATTTCTGCTTTTAATTGTTTTGGAGTAATTTCATCTAAGAGATAATTACCGATTTGCTGTGGTTTTTTCTCACGCATAAAGAAAGTAGTAGAAGTCATTGAATAAATAAGAGACATATCTTCTCTAGAGTGTATAGACGCTTTAGAGGGTTGTCAATACATATTCAATTTGTTAACATTTTAATTCTTCTTTTTAAATCTTCAAACCTTACACAATATTCTTTATCTGATATTTCTCTTTGAAACCATTGCCATTCAAGTGAAGCAATTTCATTATTTAACTTTGTGATCAAATACTTTTTTCTTCGGTCAAGTCCTTCATAAAAACATTTCATTTCATTATTTTCCATTTTGTTCTTATTTTTGATTTTAATTGTTTTGTTTTTTGTAATTTTAAACTCATATAAGTGTCATTTAGTTCATCTATTAAATGACTGAAATCACCTTGCGATGACATCTCTAATGACCTTTCAAAGTTAACAATAGAAGCTTTTATTAGCTCTAAATCTCTACCTGAGACATCAAGTATATATCTCATTTTTTTCTAATTTTTTGAATTGTTTTCTCTAAAATTGCTACTTTTTCTTTTGCATAAACTTCTAATGGATTGTAGTTTCTTGATTTAGGAATTGTTGTAGATTGATGTATCATCTTTTAGTCCACTCCGAGATAAGTTTTCTTAGCTCCTCGATACGTTTCTGAGCAGCTTCGATTCTGTCTTTTTTTGTCATCAAAATAATTCCTGTTCTGATTCAAACTTTTCCCATGCTTTCTGCCATGCAGCTTCACATCTTTCTGTTGGTTGATCAATGTTCATAATACATCTACCTTCAAATGCCCAAATCGTATTACATACATCTGGTCTTAAATCGTAGTTTAGTTTCAACATTTCAACGTAGCAACCAAGTTGTTTATCAGTTGAGTAAGGTTCTTTCCAATACATATTAAGATCCTTGATATATAACAAACCATCTTTCTTTCTTTTTCGCATGAAATAATCACAACTACTCTTTGTTTTTAAGTCAATCAATCTAATTTGTTTAGTCTTGGTGTCATAGCCAAGTAGATCAAGTTGACCTCCAACTGATTTATCAGGTATCGACATCATATGTTCAACTGCCATTGGTTCAAAATGTGTGAACAATTCATGTTGAAGTAAAGGTTCAACCCATGCACCATATTCATCAGGATCAATCTTGCCATTGCCTAACATATGTTCAGCTAGACATTCATGGCATTTTTCTCCTCTAGGCTGCCATTGTGATCTCCACATTTCAATGTTTTCTCTATCTTCTTCTGTCAGTTCACTACAAACTTGAGTAGTTGAATAAGATAACCATTGTTTAGTTTCTGTATTTACATACTGGTGTCTGTTTTCATCTCTTTTGATTGGAAGTGGTTTTAATAATTGGAAGGTTTTCATTGTTAGAAATCGTAAGTTGGAAGGTCTTTAGGATCAATAATTTCTATTGTCTCCTTTTTAGGTTTGGGTGTTTTTACCCTAGCAAGATTTTTATATTTAACACCTTGGTAACCTTGCGGAAATGCTTTGTTACCTTTGGTGTTGTTGACACATTCTGTCCATCCTGGGGGTGGCGTGTCTAAATCTTTTAAAGTCCAATAACCTTTTTTGATACCATCTTTGAGTATTTGTAGAACTGAAACATCAAATAGTTTTTCCATTATCGAATATCTCCTAAATAGTTATAAAACTCTCTGTCAAATTCTATTTGTTTTTCTTTTACCGCAGTTAGATATTGTTCTTTCATAAATGCTTTTTTACGTCTTGATAGCTTACCTAACGCATCATATTCAGCCATAACACCTTTAACTGTCCATTCATTTTGTCTCATTATTCAAACCCCCTTTCTGCTGTAAATACTCTTGATGCTGGATGATTATTTTTTGGCTCTTCTGGTTTGTAACCCTTCTTAACTTCGTAAATGTCCTTCCAGCCAGCCGTAATTGCGTTCTCAAGAGCTTTTTTTCTATCTTGTGATGGAAATGACCTAAGTTTATCAAAGATGCGTTTAGCGACCTTTGTGGAGTTAACTGCACCTTTTTGTTTTCTTATAGGCCACCATTCAACAATTAAATCAGCACAATCTTTTAAATCATCAGGTATTAAATCTGGTGTAATTGAGCTAAATCCATAGAGATCCATAGGCACAGAAACAATTTTTTTTCTTGATTTAACTTTCATAGCTTTTCTAATTAAGTTTCTGACAACAGCAGATACTTTGTGTTCTTCATCTGTTTGTGATTCGAGCCATTCAATATGTTCTGGCTCTAAATACAACGTAAGTTTCTCTTTTGGCATAAGTTTATGTCTTTGTATGTAAGTGTAATATTGAGTTTATATTATGTCAACAAAAAAATTCTTTCCTTATCCTTATATGTATATATATTTATTATTAATATATATATATATATTTATATAATATTTATTTATTTATATTATATTTCTTTTTCTTTTGGTTCTTTTCTTTTTCTTTTTTATCGCCATTCATAGTTGAAAAATATCTATGTGCTAGTATTATAATATAAGTTTGCCATTCATTATGACTGAAAATGTTGCTGAAGAAAAAAGAGAAACCTTAAAAAGAATTAGTGTGTCTGTAAATCCAGAAGATTATCAGCATTTAAAAGACCTATCAAGAGCAGGACTCTCAATAGGTTTTTTAATTCGTGAAGCTATACACGATTTTGTTATTAAAACTAAGAAATAAATGGTGTTTTAGTTTCATATAAATCTTTATTATGATCCCACCAAAGATCGATAATATATTTTCCATCAGAGAATAAAAAATAACCTCTATCTGATTCTCTACATTCTTCAATATAGAACTCTATAAAATCATCATAATAATCTGGGTTTAGATTATTATCTTTAGCTATCTCTTTAGCTGTATTAGCACAATGCTCTTCAAATTGTTCATTAACATAAAGAGCTTCTTTTTCTTGCATAACTTGATTTGGTAATGGGTTGTCAATCATGTTTATTTTGGTTCGTAAGATTAATAATCAGTTTGTTCAAATAGTCAATTTTAGATTCTAGTAATTTAAGAGAATCAGTAGAGTTTTGAACTGCATCACATAGTTTTTTATCAAACCAATCGGAGTCAGTAATAACATCAACTTCATGCTGTACTAACTCTTTAATATATTTTTGGATGATAGTAGCAGTTGTTTGCCATATCAAAGGAGAAGTACAATTCTGTCCTAAATCTTCGATGAATTGTTTATCTATTGAATTTTTTAAAGGATCGCTAGTCATTTTCGTTACCGAATTTTCGTTTTTGGAAGTACTGGACTTACGTTTTCTACCAACACCCATCTTTTCTGTGGGTTTAAATAGCCTAACTGCCAGTTAATTAGTCCACTTTCTTTAAAAAATGAGCTAATAATATATTCATTGCTTTTTCTTTCTCATCCATACTCGATTCTTCATTGGTATATATAGCTTTTTGATCTTTATATATTTGATATTTTAAATCTATTTTATCTTGCCTTTTATCATGTATTTCTATCTTATTTTCTTTATCCCATTCTTCTATATCTGATTCATTAACGACTATTTCATACCAATCATAAAAAGTACTTTTATGAACACCAGTAAAACCTTTAATACATTCTTTTATAACTTCACTTTCAGTTAATCCTTTTCTAATTAATTCTTTCATGTATTCCATACATGATTCTCTATTTGGATTTATATTTACCATTATTCTCCAAACAACATTGACACATTGATACTGGTATTCTCATGTAATGAACAACAGTATTCATACCATCAAAAGTCTCTGATTCACCATCAACTTTTTCTCCAAGTGCTATGCTTTTTTGACCGTATAAATCTCCTTTGTTAATAAGAGATTTACACTCATAACACTTTCTTTCTTTTCTAGTTTTTTTAAGTTTCATAATTCATAAAAAACGTAAGTTACATAATTTGAATATTCATTATCTGGATAAAAAGGACTTTCAAAGTGACTATCTTCCAATACATCACAGCAATTTTCCCTTTTAACACCAATAATTTTTAATGTATTTTCTATAATTTCTTTTTCTCCATTTTCTAATGAATCTTCTACACCATTAGCTATATATGAAGCCCAAAATTCATTTAATCGAACTTTAATAATATTATTCATAACTTCTTTTACCTCTCATATATAATCTTTCAGCGATTTCATGGCATGATGTAGCTTCTTCACTTGTTAATCCAATACAAAAATGTATCGAATCATTATAAAACTTGTTTAAAGTCTCATTATTAGTTGCACTATATAAATTTAATAAACAATTAATTAGTGCTATCTTTTGAGTTTTAATAGTCATAATTAAGAAATTGAATAACCAGTAATTGTTTCTCCAAATAAATCATCATTTATAAGTTCAACTTTTTTAGATTCAACTTTTTCAAGTCTTACAAGTGAATATTCATATTCTTCTATCTCTTGATATTCCTTTTCAGAGATAGTATATGGACTATGTTGAACTACATAATCCATTCTTCTTTGAACTTCATCATGTAACCATTCTTCAGCTTCATATTCATGTTCAAAAGTCTTGATAACTGGATTTGTATCAAGAGAATCTATAGCGTAGGTAACTTTATAATTCATAATTAATATTCACATTCAAGAATTTTTCTAAGCATGACTTCATCATTCAT